ATCAATAAGATGACAGACGAGATATATGAGGCTCTTATAGACAAAGAGTACGAAGACCTTCAAGACTCTATTTCAATTCTAATCGAAAAATTAAATCAACTACGCGATGAAACCTTACCTAGAATACGCACTAGAACTACACCAACAAGGAGACCTTAATAAAGCAGAGATTGCTAAAAGAGTCCAAGATCATTACAATATGCACGACAGAAATGTCGAAACTATACGCAAAAAAATATCCGCATACATTTTAAAGATAGAACATAAGAGCCTAAATGTTGAGTGTGAACAACAAGGCGTACCAACGGGCGAAGTTCCACACTATTGGCTAAAAACCAAAACACATTCTATTTTTGTTAAGGTTGACAAGAAAGACCCTGTTCAGGTATACCAAGACATGCGAGCTGATATCGTGGCTGAGATGCAAAAGCACGCACCCGTATATCCTAAATTAGATCGTAGTAATATTCAAGATGGTCATCTATTGGTTGTCGACCCAGCTGATATTCATATTGGCAAGTTAGCCTCCTCTTTTGAGACTGGAGATGAGTATAATAATCAGATTGCTGTTCAGCGCGTACTTGATGGTGTACGTGGAATTGTACAGAAAGCATCAGGTTTTAACATCGACAAGATTCTTTTTGTAGGTGGCAATGACATCCTTCACATAGACACGCCAAAACGTACGACTACAAGCGGAACTCCACAGGATACAGATGGAATGTGGTACGACAACTTTAGAGTAGCTAAGAAGCTATATATAGAGGTCATCGAGATGTTGATTGGTATAGCAGACGTTCACTTTGTATTTAATCCATCAAACCACGACTACACTAATGGCTTCTTTTTAGCCGATGCAATCGAGTCCTGGTTCCATAATAACCCAAACATCACATTTGATTGCTCTATTGCCCACCGTAAGTACACACAATATGGTTCAAACCTAATTGGTACAACACACGGAGATGGGGCTAAGGTATCAGACTTACCTCTATTAATGGCTCATGAAGCAAGTAAAGAGTGGGCAGACTCAAAACACCGCTACATTTATACTCATCACGTGCACCACAAGTCTTCTAAGGATTACATGGGCGTTTGCGTCGAGTCTCTCCGATCTCCCAGTGGTACCGATAGTTGGCACCATCGTTCCGGATATCAGCATTCTCCCAAAGCTGTTGAGGGCTTCATTCACCACAAAGAGAATGGTCAAGTTGCACGACTAGTGAATATATTTTAGTATTTTTGTGAAAATATAAGATTATGACAGTTCAAGAATACGTTAGTGCATTATTAGAAATTAGAGATACCTCACACATTGCACACCTACAGACATCATCTTTCGCAGAGCACAAGGCTTTAAATGAATTGTATGATGAAATCATTGATCAGTTTGACGCTTACGTTGAGGCTTACCAAGGTAAGTATGGCATCATCAAGGGATACAAGTCTTTTAAATTAGATGAGTCTGGTGATATGGTATCATATCTAAAAGAAAAAATGATAGCATTCGAAGCATATCGTGAGACATTAAGCGACGACTACTTGCAACAAATGGTTGATAACACTCAAGAGCTATTAAGCTCTACACTTTATAATTTAAGATTTTTAAGTTAGAATTGCGTATAAGGTGATTAATTAAAAAGGGGACTCATGGTCCCCATTTTTATTATTTAGCGAAGTACAATCTCTCCTTCTTTCTTTGGGCTGCTCTAGCCTTAGCATTCTTAATATATTGATTTGCTAATTTGTTAGCTATCTCATTTGTCTGTCTAATACCCAAACCGAATACGCTAGTTGATTGACCCTTAACCCATGGAGATAGATTATCTTTTTCTTCTTGAGTTAATTTAAGTACAGTTCCATCTTTATCTTTGTACGCATCATTCAGCAACTTTGTATTCATAACTACGTTAGTTAAATTACCAGCAGGAACACCAGCCAATCCACCAACAATATTAAGATACGCTTCTGCATCGCTATTAGAATCTTTTTCGTAGAACAAGAATTTATTCTCAGGTACTGCCCTTTTTGTCTTAGCGAAGTAAAGTTTTTCTTCAGGAAGTTTTTCTTTAATTTCTTTACCTCCTAATAAGTAATTAGTAGCATAGATCAAAACATCATCACCTGCTCCTGGAATAGGAGACATCATGTCTGTGTATCCTCTAGTTATAGCACTATTAATTTTGTTACCTCTTCTTTTCTTCTTTTCTTCTTCAGATTCTTTAACACCATATAGTTCAAATAACTTATCATATACATAATTCATAATTGAACTAGATATTAATGAATATATATACGCTTCACCAGAAACCCTTAACAAGTCTTTCCCTGCTTCAGCCTTATCAGATAAGCTGCTATTTAAACTACCAATAATTCTCAAGTCTTTATTTATTTGAGCTTTCATGTTAATACTAAAACTAGCAAAAGCGAAAATAGTATTACGCAAGAATTTATCAGTAGACTTTTTAGTAGCAAACATCTCTCCTAATGTTTCTTGAACACTTGAGTTTAATGTTTGATTTACTTTTGATTCAGCAAAATCTGCAGCCTCTTTGTTTAATGGTTTACTCCAATCTATATTATTGGTAGGTAATTCCATCTTTCTTAACTTGTAAACATAATAAGAAGCCCACGCACCTCTAGCAGCGATAACGTCTGGCTTAGATAATAAGAATTTCAATTGAGCATCATTAAGTCCCCTTAAAGCTTCAAAGAATTTTTTAGCACCACTTTCTGCAGCCGATGTTAAAATAGTATCTGATGCACCTAAAGAGGCTACAGAATCTAGACCACGCAACGAAATACCATATCCAGAATTGTTTAATGCTTTGTTAAAACTAGGATCCATTACATAAGAAAAACCTTTAGCAAAACTAGGCACTTGACCAACAAGTAAGCTAGGAAGCTCTTCCATGGTATTAATAATGGTTCCTGCAAAAACTGGAATAGTTTGTTGTATAGGAGCTAGTAATGATGTTAATGCAGCAGATCTAGCTGCACTAGCAAAATAAGTCATAGTAGCATTAGCACTTTTCATATAGTCTGGTGAGTCATCATACTCTCTGTCTCTCAACAAGTTCACCATTGTATATATTTTCTCCTTAACAAATGTTCTGTTTTCTGTATCCGGGAACATTTCTTTAAATCCTTTAGAATTCATGAAACCCATTAGATGTTGAACAGATTGTGCTGTTAATAAATCAAGCATAGTTTTACGCAACTTAGTAGCATTATTAACATCAAAGTCATAATCCTTTACATAAGTTGTTTCTTTTGCATCACCTTCTCCTTGACTAGGTAAATTCTTTTTATTTTGTCTATCCATCATTGTGGATACAGGAGATTGATTCATGAAATTAAATGCCATCTTATATGTATTCATAGCATTTAAATCTTGCTCTGTTTCGTAAGGGACAATCTTCTCCCATCCTTCAGGTGTATAGAAGTCTTCCTTTTTAATTTTCTTATTGTAAATAGTAGATGCTATTGTAGCAAACAAATCATAAGACTCAGCCCATTTGTCTACCCAGAATTCAGCACCTTGTTTATTTACAGGGTCAATTAACTTACCTACTTCTTCCGCATTTTTAGCATCTTTTATTTTCTCATAAACCTGCTCATACAATTTAGCTTTTTCAATAAGACGCTTATCTCCACTATTTTTATTTGTTTCAATAGTCTGCTTTAATAACTTCATCTTTGTATCAAAGTCATCTTGCATCTCCTTAGGTGTCCCAATAACCGATCTTAACAAATCAGCATAGATACCTCTTTCATATACATTCAATGCATTCATGAACTTCTTGCCATTAGCTTTCATTTTGCCAAACTTCGCAACATACTCTTTAGATATATTGTTGACCATTTTGATAGCCTTAGAGTGCATGTTAATTATATCATATAATTTAGATGCAGTCATAAATGTTCTAGCTTTCTCATCACTCTTGAAGTAACCAGCAAGAAGTGTTTCTAATGCATCAAATTTTTTGTTGATGTATTTTCTCACAGCTGGTATTCTTCCTAGGCCAAGACCTACTAATATAGCACGCTTAAAATCTCCTTTGCCACCTAGTTTCTTACCAATTATGTTTCCTTCTAATGTACCAGCATAAGAGCCATAAATAGCACCCATCTTATTAACATACTCGTTAACAATTAAGTTATTAACAGCATCAAGTGATTGATATAATTGGTCTGTAGATAATTTATCTAAGTCCATATCCAAGAAATTCTTGATAAGTTGTTTAACTTCAGGGCTAAATGTAACTGTTTCCCCAGTCAATGGATGTTTACCTGATAACATTTTACGTGCTATCTCAGCAGCGTGATTAAAATCTAATTTGATTAACTCACGAGTAGCTTCAATAACTTCTTCTGCACCTTTAACTGGTTCTCCTTTTTCAATAGCAGCAATGATTTCTTTAATTTCTTTTAAAGAAATGTCTGCACTAATTACACCAAGCTCAACTAAATTATTATAATTGTCAAGAAGCATACCTTTCATTGCCTCCATTTGACGCTCAGACTCTCTGTTAATATACTCAAGTCTTTCGTTAATATCAGTTGCTTGACGGAAGTTTGCACCACCTTTAGGAGTTACTCTAGGTGTCTTGATAGCATCATAGAACTGTTGGGCATTTTCCATGTACTCATCAATATCTTCCACCATAGATGGAGACAATCTTGCGAACTCAAGAGCTGCCTGTCTTACTTCGTCAATAAGATTTTTGTTACCAGCAAGTCTTTTGATTTGCTCTCTAATAGCAACTGCTTTAGATAATGTTTCTGCATATTGTGCATTCTTAATTATCTTCTCAGCCTTATCAAAGAATCTAGCTCTAGTAATTGGATTGGTCATATCTTCCTTCAACCCACTTAATAAAGAATTCATTTGAGCTGCAGTCAATATACCTTTAGCTCCTAGCTTCTTAATTGCATCAATCATTGAAGTTATCGCTTCAGTAGCACTAACTGCACCACCTTCTGCTGATTCTTCTCTAGCTTGAAGTTTTTCATTCAAGCCTTCCATTTGATCCACTAATTCCTGAATAGACTCAATGCCTAATACTTGTTGTACACCAGGTGCTTGTGGTCTTGATACGCCAGCCTTCTTATTGATTTCATCAGTAATAGCTTGACGCTCTTGCTCACTCATGGTCTTATACCTCTTTAATCTCTTAAGGGCTTTTACGCCTTCTTCTGCAATTAAATCAGTAGTCATTCCTTCTTTTAATGCTTTAACCATTGAGCTCAAGATAGAAGGAGGAAGCATTACTTTCTTTTCTTGTTTAGCTTTCTCTTCAGCAGCCTTTTTCTTTTTGTCTGCTTTGTTAAGTCTATCACTAAGACTATTGGCAATACGAGTAGCTTTAGCTTCTGTCATAGAAATAATACCCATGACATCTTGCGGAGTTAACTCCTTATCGCTTTCAAACCACTTAGCAACAAAATCTTTTACACGTTGATTTGTTGGTGTAAAACGCTGACCACCAAGAACAGCTGTAACAACATCTTCTAAGTGCTTGTTATCTTCTTCTTTCTTAGGTTCAGATTTTTTAGCTAATAAATCTTCAATCTCTTTAGGATAGTTTTGTTGAAGTTGTAAATCTTCTGGAGATGATACATCTTCTCCTTTAGAAATTCTATCAGCTAAATCTTGCAGCTTAGTTAAATCTTCTTGAGGCATTTCTGCCGGTTTAATTTCTTCTACTGTTGTTTCAGTAGTAGGAGTTGTTACTTCTTCGACTTTAACTTCTTCGGTAGTGCCTTCAGGTTCTGTTTGGGATTCTCCTTCCTCCATTTGGACGCTAGTTCCGGTTTCTGACTGTACAGGTACTTCACTTGTTGTTTGCTCTTGAACGGCATTTTGTGGTAGTTTAGATAGTTCTTGGTTGTTTTTATCTATTAACGCTTGCTTGTCATTGATTTGTTTTGTGACAGCTGTTACTAGATTCGGGTCCTTCCCTGCAATAGACTTAGACATTTCGTCCATCTCCGCTTGAAGCTTATTATTTGCTGTAAGCAATTCGAAAGCTTTGCGTTGACTGGTAACAGGAATGTCTGTTGGTATTTGAGCCATAATGCTCTTGGCTTTATCCAAAGCTTTAACTTCAACATCTGCTTGCTCTTTTGTTATTTTACCAGATGCTAAGTTAAGAGCGATATTAGCCCTCTGTAATTTAATATATTCTGGGTCATTGATAAGTGAACTCATCGCCACATAATCATCATCAGTAACCGACTTGCCTTCGAATACAGTTTTAATACCAACCATTGGACCACCTAGAATTAAGGCTCCTACGGCTCCAACTTTTGCGTCCTGTGCAACTTGGTCCCAGTACTCTTTTGATTCGATAGAAGCCACCTTAAATGCCTCCATATCCATCAATTTATTAGAGAATCTCTTCCATTCTTTCTCAGCAATACCTTGTTCTGCTTCTGTCTCAGCTTCACCAAGTGCACCACCAGCAAGTCTAGTTCCTATTTTACCTATTTTAGTATTAGCTGCTTTCTTTACTCCTTTAGCTAATCCTGTTGCAGCAAGTTTTTCTGCCGCTTCAACAAATGATTTTTGAATAGTAGACATTGTAGAATTCTCAGGAAGGCTTTGAACAACCTTACCAAGTAATTTAACAAGTGGACCTTTACCTCCTTTTAAAACAGCTTGCAATCCAGTTTGCTCTAACCATCCAGTTGCTATTGCAATAGGTACAGCTACAAAATCTTTTTCAGATTCTGTCATGTATGGCATTTCTTTATTGGTCTCCATCTCTTTACGAGTAGAACCAATACTTTGCATAACCATCATTGGTAATCCACCAACCATCGCAGGAGCACTGTAAGCTAAACCACCAATAGCAGCAGGGATGATGCCACTTTTCTCCATCTCTGCAGCATACTCTTCTGTAGTACCTTTGTCCTTTAATGCACCAAGTGCTTTAAGATGTCTTTCTTGTAATTCTTTAGTAGCCTGCTTGCGATACATATCGCCACCTGCAGCTAGTAACCACGGCTTCTTTTCTAGTTCATCTGTTTTAATTCCAAATAAATCTAATGTCTGAGCACCTAATGTTTTCCATAATCCAAGTTGATCGTCAAGACCACCAGACATTGCTTCAATACCGCTGATAGCTTTGTTCCATAACCATCCACCCCAGTTACCTTGCTCTGCTTTCTCTTTGTAATTCTGTAAAGCTTTCTTACGTAATTGGAATTGATCTACATCTACCGATTCTGCATTTTTACGCAATACAGATTCTTGAGACATTAATTGTTCTTGTCTCTGTAGTAACTGCTTTTGCATTGCAGGTAACATTGGATCAGCCGGATTGGCTTTAGCTAACGCCTGAAAATTAGCTGCGTCTTTTTCAAATGCAACTCTTTCCTGATCAAAAGATTTAATATCTGTAGCAATCTTTTTAGATTTCTGCAATACATCTTTTGACAAGAAGTTAATATCTTCTTTTGCCTTGTAAAATTCAGGCTTAGTTATATCGTATTGCTCGTTTGAAGGTAATGTAACCTCAGGTTGTTTAATGACTTCTTTCTTAACTTCAACAGTTTTATATTTCTGAGGACCACCTTCTACAACTTTGTTACCAATTAACTTATTGTATATACCCATAATACTTTTAAGGTATGTACCATAACTTTGTTTATTACCATACTCACGTCCAGGAACTTGTCTTAAAGCAGACTTATTACCTCTTGCAGCTTGCTCTGCTAACGCAGGAGCATACCATGCACCTGGTGCATGAATACCCAATCCTTTGAATTGATCATAATGGCGACTAGCCACATCTCTTTCTAGATTAGGGTCTTTATCGAAATTCTTTTTGAAGTTTTCAAATGAACCGTATGTTTGTTGATATTCACTTGTGTCATTGTAAATACCCCGTAGTGTACCTGAAACAAATTGGAATGTACCAGAAGCACTAGCACGACCTGCTTTGCCTCTCATTTTTGTACGCATACCTACACGATTCTCACCTGGCTTTGAACCAGATTCGTGTAATGCAATTGCATCTAACATAGTCTCCTTATCAATCTTTTGATTAGGATTAATGGTAGATAACTTTTTAGGGATTGGTATTTTTTTGAATGTAGTAACCACCTCTGTTTCAGCAGGTATTACTTTTGTCTTAGGAGCACGCAATAATTCTCCACCTGTACTTTCTACACCACCTGTAAACTTAGGTGCAGTAACAGCAGCAGGAGCCTTCAATAATTCTTTTACTGTAGACTTTCTCTCAGGATAACCTTCAAAGTAAGCTTTGCTAGGAGCTCTTAATAACTCTCCTTCAGTTCCAACAAGTGGTGTCTCAATTGGCTTTTCTTGTGTAGAAGAAGCCAAAGGCGTAGGTGCTACCTCTTTTTTTGTAGCCAAAGAAGTAGGTTCCTGAACTTGTCTTGAAGGTAACTCCAAAGTCTTTTTTTTTTCAGCAACAGGTGCTGAGATAGTTCCAGAGAACTCCAAAGGAGACGGGAAATCATATGACCCCGAGCTTACTTTTTTCTCCTTAGTGCTAGTTGAACTTTTCTTAGTGCTAACTGGTGTACCTTTCTTCGATGCAATAGCTGAAGGAGATGGGAAATCGTATTGTTCTTGATCCATTTTGCTTTTTTATTGGTCTTCGTCAATGAAGTAACCTGCGTCTTCTAATTGTTTTTTGTAATCGTTAGCTGTCATATTAGTTGCTCCTGAATCTTTAAATCTCTTCAACATAGCACTATATGGAACATACTTGCCTTCTTCTTTCATTAAGCGTACAGCTCTTCTGTAATTTATCTCACCAGAAGATGCGTCACCTGTTTTCAGTAAAAGAAGTTTATGTAAATCACTTTTCTTTTTAATAGTAAAGGTAGGTGTTTCGTCTCCTTCTCTATATATGTTTACACCTATTACCCCATTTGGATTAACGTATTTTTTAATTGTTACGTTAGGATATCCAGCATTACCTAAAGCTTGTCTAAGAACAGAATCTGTAGCATCTGTTAAGTTTGCAGATGTAGGATTTTTTATGTCTCTCCAAGAATCCATTGATAAACCTAGCGACTCTACAAAGTTTTTATCTTCACTAGTCGGTTTATCAGGAGGTGGAGGAGTTTTAACATTAGAGATCTTAGTTCCTAATGAAGCCTCAAAGTTTTGTTTAACAATTTCTTCAGCCTTTTTTTGTAAAGTTGCATCTATCTCAGGCTTCCATTGACCTTCAGCATAATTATACTTTATTAGATTTTTATTACCAGCCTTAATTAACGCAGCCTTTTCTTCTTCTGATTGATACATTTCATACCCACCATAATCACCTAACACAGCCGCATAAGCTTCTAAAGTAGGTAATGCAGCATTAATTTGAGAATCAATTATTTGCTTATAGTTAGCAGCATTTTTAGCTGTTTCTACGACACCCCAAACACCATTTGTTCCTGGTAATTCTTGATATACACCAACCCCTTTTAATATCTCACTTAAACCCTTAGCATGTTTAGCTAAGTCAACCGTAGGGTCAGCTAATCTTGATGCATCAGCAAAAGATGTTACAGCAGCTAACGTTGTTTGGTCTTTAATTTGTCCTGTATTAGGATCTGTTTTACCAATAAAAATTGATCCACCTGTAGGAGAAATAAATGTTTCTTGATTCGTTAAATCAGCACTTGAGTTAAATTTCTTGATTTTAAATATGCCTCCTTTTGAAACTTCTCCAGCAAGCATTTTTTTAGACAACTCAGATGCACTAGCACTATAGGTTTTACCAACCTTATTAAGAACACCCATATCATTGTTAAGGGTTAACAAAAGCTTTTTGTATTGAGCTCTTGTCATTAATCCTTTTTTCAATTGATCATTCCACATATTAATACTACTTCGTCCCTTATCAATTGTGTTAAACATAAATTGATTGTAACTCTGACTAGTAGTTGCTTCAACATCTCCTACTTTAGAATAAGCCTCCGCAGTAAAGTCGTCAATTTTTTCTTGTTCGGCTTTACGTTCTTTATCTAAAGCAATTAATCTATCTGTAAGATCAGTGCTTATCTTATTAAAGTCTGTTGGCGGTTGTTGTTGCCCAATATATCCTGCTAATTCTGCCATCTAATTACTATTTTTTTAACGTATTATTCATGTACATATCATAGAAAGGATCGCCAGTTTGATATATTCCATTATACATTCCAGGCGTAGGTTGAGTAGTTGGCACGAAATTGTTGTAATTATTCTGCCAATTAGGTGCTGTATTAATTACAGCTCCTGGAATAGGAGTAGCACCTTGTTGTGTTAAATATGATCCTGTAATTCCCGGGGCAATACCAGAAGGTACACCAAGATTAGCTGCTGGTACTTGTGGTGGAGTAGTTACTGTATTATCAACACCCACTCTATCTTTATTCATATATGCATTTAAGAATGCTGCATTAGAAACAGCTCCTGCAAGACCAGCCATACCCTGACTCTCTCTATCCATACCTTGTCCTGCCATTCTTTGGCCTCCTTGTATCTCAGATAATCTAAGGTTTCTTTCTGTATTTACTCTTGCATTCTCAATATCTTGTTGATTAGCAGCCTTCTGCATTTGTAATTGACTTTGAGCTTGTTCGACCTGTGCAGCTAATTGAAGGTCAGCTTGTTGTCCACCTGCCATTAATCCTGGGACAGCACCAATAACTCCTGCGGCACCAGACTCCTGAGCACTTCTAATAAAAGACTGCTCTCTAGCCTGCTGATTTTGTTGCGCTAATTCAAATCCTTTCATAGGTACAGTTAACGCAGCAAATTTATCTTCAGCTTTTGTATTAAGTAAATTGTTTACAGCAGTTGCTGTTTTAGCATTTGCTTCTGCCGTATTTGCAGCTCCTTCTATCATTTGATATGCCGAAAGACCTGCGTTTAAAGCTAAAGAAGCCCAACCCATAGGCCCCATAGCTAATTGTGCTCCAGTTGTAGCTGCTGTAGATGCTGCTGTTCCTAATCCCATTTTATAAATGTTTTACTAGTTCAATGCAGTTTTTTTCTGTTTCAACGTAACCTGCATTTTTATATTTATTTACTAAGTTTTTGTTTTGAACTGAAGCCCACATGAATCTGTATCCAGCTTCTTTACATGCCTCACATGTTGTCTCAATTAAAAACTCAATTGCTTTGTTTCTATCTTTTTCTCTGTAGTTAATATTAGATACAATGAATTCACAAAATGCTATTGATGAATTAGTGAAGTATGCATATCCTGCACAAATATCTATATCACCTTTTGATATCATAAAACCACCGGTTCCGTTATTGGGTAAAGCATCTCTGCTTGGTATAACCCCTCCCCAATCTTTCCACCATTTAGTTAATATGTTATCGTAATCATTTTCATTTAATAACCTAACGGAGAAATCCATCTGCAAATATAATTAAATTATGGGTAGGATTTAAATACATCTGACGTTACCATAAACATTTCTGTATAAGTAGTATCATCGTTAATAAATTCTACACTTAAATAGGTGCCTCTTGTTGGGCTAGATTCAGCTACAGGATTCTTTTCATAAAGAATAAAACTACCGTTTGTTGGCACTGTACCAGTCACACTCACGCTTACTGTATTCGCAGTATGGGCAACGATTGGTCCAATTAACGTAAGCACCCCTGCGTTAACCCAATAAAGCACATCTCCTGTGCTAATTATATCGCCAATATTGAATGCAAACGTAAGAACACTTGCCGCATATGTAGTCACATTACCGATACCCTGAACAGATGTCATTGATATATCATTGGCAGACAATTCAGTTCTCCTGATATAACCATACCATGTACCTTCCTTTAGGTCATACCAAGTTTTATCAATATATCCTTCTCCTTGATCTGATTCAATATTTGTATCCCAAGCAGTTGTTGAGTTAGTGGCTATGGTTTTAAATGACTTTGTTTGAGCAGGGTCGTTGTTAAATATGGTTGTTATTTTAGATGGCCATAATTCGCCATAATAACTGTTCCTAACAGGATTAGAGTTATGCTTATATAAATTGCCATTATTAAACGAATACATATAGTTATTCATAGATACCATCCACTCTGGACGAAAGTCATGATATGACGTCCATCCAGATAATCTAGGGGAATATGTTAATGTATAGTATGACATATATTACAAATTTACTTATTTATTTATTACGGACAACTATAAAATGCTGTAATTTGAATTGATGCATTATATCCAGAAGGAGGTACTGTGTCAAATATAGTGGCTCCTGTATATGTGTAGAATGTTGCAGTTGGATATGGTAATACATATCTTTGACCAACACCCCCAGGAGTTATTGCAGTATACGCATAACCCACACCTGGAGAACATTCTGATAATTCATAATACGTAGTATATGTAGGACATCCTGTTAAACCTGTACTTGTAATAGGAAGTAAAGGTCCACCTGGATTATAATTAATAATTCCATCTACTATATATATAACTCCACTAGAAGTAACTCTATCAGAAAGACTAAATGTTCCTTCTGTATAAGATTCAGAATTAAATACAGCTCCATCAGAACATCTATACAATACGTACCAGTCAAATGTAATTCCTGGGCAACCCGTTAATCCAGTTGCTGTAATTGGTATTAATGTTCCAGATGGAGCAGAGTTTAATATGTCAGAAACTGTAAAAGTTGCATCTCCATACGTAACTCGATCATCTAATTCAAATGTATTTTCAGCATATTGCTGTGAGTAACTTGTTTCAAGTGTGTCGCAATCTAATAACTCATACCAATCATATACCGGAGGTTTTGTAGCTTGTGTTGCAGATATAAGAATATCTGAGTTGCACCCAGATACCGTAATATTCAATGTTCTGGGAGCTCCTAAGTTCTCTAAAACATCTACATAAATAAGTCCGTTGTTTGATCCATAATAATCACTAACAGTTAACCAGCTATTTGTTGGAACTGAAACTACCCAATCTGTATTAGATTGAATATAGAATGACTTCCTTTGTGTGGTTCCGTCAAACGACAAACTTGTTGGTGTTACTGATAAAGAACATTTTTCAACTTCTCTATCGTTATCAATACATAAGGTATAATGCTCAAAGTAAGGGTCCATCATACCAAGCTTTACAACATTAGTATCAAGATTTGCCTTAAACCAGTTTTTCATCCCTTGAGAAGATATCTCAAATAACCCATTAGATTGCAATGCCATTACAGCACCACGTCTAGCATCAGTGAAATATAAATTATCTCCCCACTTAGCAAAACTTTCTGGATTTAAACTAATACCATATTCTCCTTCGTAAGAAATTTGAGTTCCCAATACCTCAGGTACCGAAGCAATTGCTCCACCTCCAGTAGAGTCACTTAGTAAATTCTTGCCATAAAGGACCTTAGATACTTTATTTTCTTGCAATACAACTAAATCTGTATCACGAGAAAAAAGTTTTTGAATAGATCCAAAAAATCTATCTAAATATTTAAAGTTTGCTAAAGACAAATTAAATTCATTCAGTCTATTAATAGCAGACGTTTGAGTATAAATACCGCTATATGTCAATGCCTGAACGACAGTTTGCTCTTCATACCCTTCAATTGTTGCGTTTGCTCTTGGACTAAACGTCATTGCTGCAGAATTGAAGTCATCTCTTATTCTATAGCTTTCAACTCCATTACCAAAACTAAATGCATTAAAATCTGAATTAAGGTTAAATGTATTTAAATCAACTATTGCTGGTATATTACTTGCAACATCTTGATTTTGAACATTTCCAATGTGATTACCATTGATAATAGGATACGTCTTTGATAATTCATAATATACATCTAGGTTACTATCTACGGGAACTGTTTCAAAAACAGAAGGATTGTCTTGCTGTTGTAAATCAAATGTTATATAAATAGTTGATGTTCCACTATTTCTATATCCATTAATATACATCCAAATAGGATATTGTAATGCAGCCGTACTAATTGATCCTCCTTGTGATACTGTATATATAGAAGTTAACCCAGATGTGCCAGATACTACTTGTAGGTCGTACCCTCTTCTAAATGTAACTGGAGCGGCATTTACTTCTATACCGTTATATTGCTGTACCCATTTTTGATATACTCCATCTTCAATAAACCATTCCTCAATATTGACATACTCTTTTGTAGAAACAAATGTTTGAGTTGTTTGAATGTTTCCGTTTTCAGGTTCCCTTATTTTAAATGTAAGTACTGCACCAGGTTTTATATGTCTATCTGATATGTATAATCCATCTACATTCCAATCAGTATTCATTACTAATGACGCAGGAATTGTATTGGAAATAGAATAATTGAATCCACCAAAAATATTATGGCTTGATCCAGCTACAATAACACCATTACGACAATTTACAACCCAATAATCATCGACTGAGTGCCCTGTTATTGTCGCAAATGTTATTTTAAATACATATGGATTTGTTTGATTTGGTGCTAAATAAGATATTGTCGTATCAGTTCCTGATACCATATTTTGATCTGTCAATATCTCAGTTTTTGGCCTGCCATTTTCAATTACATACACTTTGTATTTATCAACTACACCAGTAGATTGTACTTGTATATAAAATCTTGCATCATTATCTCCACTATATATATTCCCATCAGAAACAGTCATGTCATCCAATCCTGTCCCATAAAATATAGCATCTTCTGCTACATTAAATTTATTACTTACTGGTTGATATGATACAGCAGCTGATCCAAATGAATTTCTATTATATGAGTAGACATTTGGTAAAACAGCTTCATCTATTTTGATTTTAAAATAAACACCAGCTGGCTGACCTTGATTTGTATTGTTTAAGAAATCCTGAGGCTGGCTTTCTATTGCAAGTACTTTATATTGAGTATTAGTATTTGCTGATGAAAGTTTTAAATATAAATATGAACCAACAGAAATCTTATTGACATCTGGTTGACTTATTAAAAACCATTTAAATTGTCCATCTGAGAAATAAGTTAAAGGGAATACGTTGTAATATTCCTGCCTATTCTGCTTAAGCATAAATCTATAATGCGTAGCAAAACATGGTGGCTCATATTCTCCACTTATTGTTACTTTTATATTATTGGCAGTAGTAGCGTTTGATGGTGGAATAAATATTGTATTTGTATTTTCCGTAGGAGTAATTACAGTAGTTGTTCTACCATATTCATCCAAATAAACAATCCCAATTTCATAATCTCTATTACTTTTAAAAGTAGGTTTAGGATTATTATCTATAATACTTTGAGTAGTTATATCAAGTGTATATGATGGATTTATGGGTTCGTAATCACAATTTAATAAATTAAAAAATTGTGTATAATTTCCATATATTAATCTACTTCCAATTAATTCTTGTGACTTTGCTCTAATAGGTACATTATCAAACAATCTAGTTACTTGATCTTGAGGCAAAATAGAATATACTTTATTTTTACTAAAAACATATGTATAATCCTGATTATCATCATAATCATTTGCAAACTTTATTAAATTATCAATTATATATGTATTCAAACTAGCAGAATCTCTATATACTAATTGGATTTCTTTTACATTTTTATCTCCAGAATTAAAAACAATATTTGCTGTATTGAAATTATTAACCATTGATATATTCTCAGATACACCATAATCATAAGCATATTGCTTAGGAAAAAATGCAACAGGAGAAAATGGAGATAATGCACTATACTCGTTATCTAAATATTTATATCTGTAAGAAAAATACAGAAAACTATTTTCTAGGTTATTAGATTCGCCTACATTATATAAAGATGATATTGTAGGTGCAGATAAAGGAGGAGCTAATATAACATTGATATCAGCTTCAGTAAATCCATCTACAACGTAATTCTTGGCACGATCAATATTAATTCTACGTGGAGGATTTAGGTTGTCAGTCCAAAAAAGTAATCCGTTGATATAATTTATACCTGTAACAAAAAATTCTTTATTAAAGCCAAGTTTTGATACTGTAGTAGATGTTTTCGTAGCTTGAATCACAGGTGTTAATGTATCCGTAGATTCATTGTATTCATAAATAGCATCTAAGTTATCTGATGCTACTAACCAATAAATAGAATTATTAGTCTCATAAGCAAGAGAACCAATACACGTAGCATTTACTAACTCTAAGTCATCTCCTTTTAAAATATTACCTAAGTAATTTTGAGCAACTCCATTACGAGAACCATCTTCTGCAACAAATGCTCCATCAGAATCACCTACAATAATATTGTATGCCTCACGATAAGTGCCGTCAGGCAAAAAGTGAGGATCGAGGTCTTTATTCATGACCCCTGAAAGAAAATTTCTTTGAAGTTCTACCATCTACTTAATCCACTTAGATTGACCTCTCATGCTCATTAGCAAGCGGCCTGGGTGTAAATTACTTAATCTAATCTTTGCGTTTCTCCAATTAGAAACTTTTTCTTTGCGAGCTCTATTAATAATATACTCAGGCTGATTTGCCTTTGTGTTTAAAACAGCCCACTTAATGTATGAGTAAATATACTCTTCTGCTAACTTAGGAATAGTAATTTGAGCGTCGTCACCCGGATACAATCCGTCTGAAATGTATTCTAATACAACAGAACGATTAAACATACCTGAGCTAAAGTTAATAACTCCTGCAGCCTTATCTACTCTGAATGTAGGGTTCACGTTTGCTACCTCAGTATTTAATCCATAAGCAGCACCGAATCCCCAAGTGAAATACCAAAGACCATCTACATACCAACCCCACTGATTATTGAATGGGCATAACATATAGTTCTCTCCATCAATACGAGATAAATCTAGTTTAGATGTACCCTGTAATGCATTACCTTGGTCATCAAATAAAATCTGATACTCATCATCCTGCAAGAATTCAATAGATGAATTAGCTTGAGGATTTTCAGTCATTGGGTATAAGTTACCACCCCAAAATAAAGATACACGAACATAGTTCACATAATCCGGAGGCAATATAAACTTAAGATCATGTCCAACCTCTAACTGCAAAGCATTAGTCTGACGATTACCATCATAGTTTAATTCTTGCACAGCTCTTTTAGCGTGGAATAATATCTTGTATCTATTGATGTTATTCAACAAATCGCCATCATCTGTATACATCAAGATGAAGTTATTCACAACATCACCTAATGTTACATTCTGATACGTGCCCCAATTGGCATCAGTGGGTGTTACCCCATCATTGGTATAATATTTTTCCTGATTCATTATTATTGTTTTTGATCAGTGTATGCTTCTTCTGCTCTTGCTGCTTGTACCACATCAGCCTCTCTAATACTTACTCCTGCGTATTGGCAAATCTTAACCACTAATTTAGGGAAATCAGATATTGCTAACTCAAAATCTTGGTAGTCATTAGCTGATTGATTAAACAAAGGACTACCGTTAACTAGTGTATACGTCCATTTGGGATCTAATGGGTACCTAACATAATAGATATTAATATCATCTGTAATAGTGTTAGGATACACAGTAACTTGATTTCCTTGCATAACATACGTAGGGTATGTTTCTGTAGGTGCTGTCAAATTGGAATTAAGCAAATAATATAATTTACCTTGGTCCACATGAGTAACCTCTTTACCATTGTAGTATAATACATTTAATAAGAAAAAGTTTGCAGGTAAGTCAAATCTACTATCTCCAGAATTATATACTAAATCTTCATTCTTTGAGAAGTAATCAATAGTTTGGTCTATCTGCTTAGTAATATCAGAATAGCCACTAGACTCTAATCCTTTCATATCGCCAATCTTAGCCTTTTGAAAGTCATAGAAGTATTGTTGGAACAATTCTAACTGAGCTTGTTTTGCAAAGCTGTTGAATTCTTCTGGTGTAATAAACCCATTATTATCCTTGTTGATAATATTTAGGACAGTATTTCGTACGGAATTTATCATAATGACAAAGATAATAAAAAAAGGGCACTAGATGTGCCCTCTTAATTTAGCGATATTTTTTAGATAGTAACTCGTAGACATCTAAACCATCATTGCTTTGTAGCCACGACACGAGTAGTTTGGCAGGGTCTTCTCCAAATGGAACACCCATTAACTTATTCTTATTGTCAGGCAGGTTAAAGAAGATATCACGTTTCTTATTCTTCAATACGAACGTACCATCTTGCAATGCTTTAGCTGCGATATCATTCAGCTTAAGCTCAGGGTCATTTAACATATTCATAAATTCGTAAGGATGGTTACGTGCATATAAAATTAAGTCACGTCTCAATTCCTCTGTAGTTAAACGATCAACACGAGCACCTAATAGTACACGTCCTAATGCATCAGCTGTATTGATATCTAAATCACGTGCAGCAAGTTGTGCATCCAATTGAGAGTACATAACCTCAATCTGATTGTTTGCATCTCTCTGAGTATCAACCTCTTCGAACAACACACCATTGTCTGGGTGTAATTCTAAGAATTGTTGTAATACTTGGTTGTATTTGTTAACAGCTAATAATCCATCTTCAAAGATGATTGGCTCTAAAATAAAGTTACCATCTTGCTCATCTTCAAATGGAGACTTCTGGTTAACTGCATAGCGTAAAGCTCTGTTAAGACCTTTGGCAGCGTCAAAGTGGAGTAATGATTTGTTTCTAGTATTTCTACTAGCAAGCATAAAGCTGATAGGGAATGTTTTTCTTTTAAGGACATAGATCTTGTCCTTTAATTCTTTCTGAGTTGACATTATATTTGATTTTAAAATTTAAACAAATTAAATAAGGGGAGACCGAAGCCTCCCCCTAAGTTTACTAGTTCTCGAACAAGAAGAAGTTGTTCGCACCAAGTGTACATAAAGCACGCTCAGATAAGAAGTTAACCTCCATTGCATCTAATGAACTTGTTTGAGCACCACCAGCAGAACCAGTGATCCAAGTTTTGTAACGACGATCTTCAGTTTCAGAAGCACGGTAACGAACGTGTAAGAACGGACGCTTAGCATTCTTTCCTAAGATTTGATCGTATACGTTAGTAGAACCTGCAGGTACCAAGATACCGTTGATAGCTCCACCTACGATTCCACCACGAGTAGTTGCATCGTTTAAGTATTTCCAGTCAGTCTTGTAGAAATCGTATCCACGCTTAAAGCCTGTGAAACCTAAGTTTAACGCCATAGTCTCGCTGTTGTCGAACAAACCGTAAGAAGTACCACCTGAACCATAAGAGTTTTGTGATGCCAACATATCGTCGATATCAAAACCAAACTTACGGTTTAAGAAGATAACATTCTCTTGGATTGCTCCTTGCTTATCAAGACGTTGGATGATAGAATCGAAGTCAGACAAAGTAGTTGGGTTACCACCTGCCCAAACGTTTCCACGCTCAGCAACAGCATTGAATAAACCTTGAGTAC